ATCAAGGATCATAGGGGATTTCTCTATTGCGCTTCATGCCATCTCATCTATGAATAGTCATCCAATAGGATGAACACAATGAAAAGAGGTGAAAAAGCCTCAATTCTAAACCATGACCGGACCGATTAGGCCCGGATCATGATGATAGCCCTATGGGCCGGAGCCTGCGGCCTGCTATGAGCCGATGAAGCGGACCACAGGAAAGCTGAGGCGGGTACCTGTTGAGTTAAGGCAAAATTCCATCAGAGGGCGGCGGCGTCGCTGCCCTTCACGATCACCAAAACCCAGAAGCGTGCTAGATCAGACCAATAGGGGCCAGGGTAAGCGCTCTGGCCCCATCCTCCTAGTCACTATGTGACGGGCCTTGCCGGGATCTAATTGTGGGGATTAGCCTCCTCCGTAAGAGTGACTCTGATAAACAGCCTGGCGAGACCTTCTAATCACTAAATGGATTGATTAAATGAATGGCAAAGAAGTGCTCTATCTGTACTCACCGAAACCATGACCAGATAGACCAATTAATTTTATCTAAAACACCATATCGCACTATCGCAGACAAGTACAGAATCAAAGCCAAAGATCCGATACAGGCGATCAAGAACCACGTGCGATATGGGCACATCCCCAAGCAGATTCAGCATGCGAGCGAAAAAGCCCGAGAGCAGGACGAAGTTCGGACGGGCTTAGCACTCCAGGCCTGTGCCCAGGATATCTACGACCTGGCCATGGACGCCGCCAGGCTCGCCAAAGCTGAGGACCTCCGGGCGTTCGGGGGCTGCATCGGTCCTGCAATCAAGATCTTGGAACTGCTCAATAAGCCGGGCGAAGGGCTGCCGGACGGGCAGCCAAAGGATAGCGGCTTCATGGCAGGCTACCTGAAGCGAGCGGGAGAGGTATATGAAAAAGCAGAAAGCCCGCCGCCTCAATAAACCAGCCTTTGTCTGGAAGCCACCAAGTCCTAAGCAAGAGCAGATCCTCTACTGGTGGACCCCAGCAAGCCCATTCAAGCATCTACCATACTTCGAGGCAGAAGGCTCAGTCCGCTGCGGCAAGACCGTTATAGCTGATTTCAGCTTCGTGAATTGGGCCTCCTTCACATTCGACCGGGAAGAATTCGCCCTTTGCTCGAAAACAATAGGCACGGCTATCAGGAACCAGGTGAGACCGCTCAGAAAGGTCCTCTCCGTCGAGCCGTCCTATGAGGTCGAATTCAAGCGAGGCAGAGAGGAAGGGCCACATCTCATCATCTACCAGAAAGAGTTAGACCACGAAAACATCTTCTGGATATACGGCGGCAAAGATGAGGCCTCACAAGACCTGATCCAAGGCAAAACCCTGGCGGGAATCCTCTTTGACGAGCCGCCATTAATGCCCCAGAGCTTCATTAACCAGGGCCTCGCCCGCTTATCCGTCGAAGGGGCCAAAGCGTGGTTCCTGAACAACCCTGAGACCCCCACTCATCCTCTTTACGTCGAAACCCTGGATCCATTCCAGAAGGATGGCAAGCTCCTCTTTCTGCACCTGGTGATGGATGACAATCCTGACCTGTCGGAAGAGGCCAAGAATAGAATCAAGTCTCAGTGGCCCGTGGGCTCGGTCCTCCATAAAAGATATGTGCTTGGACTGAGGGCCGCAGCAGAAGGCCGGGTGTTCAGCTTCTTCGACGAGACTCCCGGCGCAGGATTCGTGGTTGAATCAGTCCCAGAGAACTTCACGATGTATCTCTGCGGGCTGGATTATGGTATCTCAAATCCCTTCGCCGCCCAGCTCTGGGGTCTTTCTGGCGGTATCTGGTACTGCCTCAAAGAGTTCTACTGGGATTCTGTAATAGAACGCAAGCAAAAGACCAATCCAGAGTACATAGAGGACCTGGCCAGACTCTGCTACTGGAACGGCGAGCGAAAAGCGCCAGCCAAGATCCTTGTTCCGCCTGAAGAGCCGGGCTTCCAGCGAGAAATAAAACAGTCCAAGCACCCCCATCTATTCCATGTCCGGGATGCAGATAATGCCATCATGCCTGGCATCGAGGACTTAACCTCTCTGCTGAGCCTCGGAAAATGGAAGATCTATTACAGGTGCGAGAAGACTATCAGGGGCGTCAATGATCTTCTCTGGGACGAAAAAAAACAGAAGCAAGGCATCGACATGTTTATCAAGGGTGGCTCTGGCGCTCCTGACCATGCCGCGGACTGCTCTAGGTATATTGGCCGGGAAGCGGCAAAACAACTGAGACAGATGGGGTTATTGTGATCACGAATTTAGATGACATTCTGCAAATAGGCAAGCCCTGGCCACCGAAATCCGAGGAGGGCCGGCTCAGGACCTATGAGCAGAATGAGGCCCTCTTCGACGGCGAGCATACAAAAGTCTTTCAGGTGCTCCTAAATCTGTTCTCTTCGCATACAGCCGAATATAATAAGCTTATAATAATCCTCAACTGGCATAAGCGTCTCTCCACTCTATGGGCGGATTTCCTCTATGGCGAGCAGCCCAGAGCCACAGTATCCGAGGACCCGGAAAGCGCAGAGCAGCTATATCTCAACGACTTCATAGACCGAAATCGGTACTGGACTCTTCAGCATTCCAGGGCAATCGATGTATCTCGGTTTGGACATGGCATAATCGAGGGCTATTATGAGAATGGGGTCAAGCTGCAAGTGGTCCACCCGGCAAAATATTTCCCGGTAGGCGATGCCTTCGGGCGAGTCCAGGCCCATATGATCGCCTGGCTGGAGGAGCCCGAGTTTGTAGATCATATCTCCCAGCGCCGGCTTTTCTGCCGCATCCATTACCCTGGCAGAATAGAGAGCCGGGAATATCTGGTATCGGCAACAGGCTATATTATGGGCGGGCCACAGAACGAGGTCGTCACTGAGACGGGCATAAGCGAGCCATTGGTCTCAGTAGTGGAGAACCTCAGCACATCTTCAGGCAAGCTCATTGACGATTATCACGACTTAGACAGCCTCATCAAGCGCATGGAGGCCAGGCTCACTCGAGTAGGGCGAATCCTGGATGTCCACAGCGAGCCTTTGCTGGTCCTGCCCGAGGACTCAGGTGCATTCACCAAGACGGAAACCGGGGCAGTAGTCTATGACTCTAAAAAGAAGGTCCTGGAGCGGGTCAAAGGCGCGGCAGATCCCGGATATGTGACCTGGGAGGGCCAACTGGCGGCAGCATTTCAGGAATTCCAGACAGATCTCCAGCAGCTCTATGCTCTTTCTGAAACCTGTGAGGCCTGCTTTGAGCCCACGAAGCTGGACGCTCAAGTGTCCGGCACGGCTTTGAGGCTCATGCTATTTGTACCCCTCAAGAAGGTGGACCGGCTCAAGTTGGTAGCCGATCCAACCTTGAGGGCAGAACTCCAGACATTCCTGAATTTCGAGAAAGAAAGAGGCTACTCCGGCGCGGTTCCGGTCAAAAAGGTATCCATAGCCTGGCAAGACGGTTTGCCCGAGGACTTCAAGGAGACCGTAGCCAACGTCGTAGCCCTGAAGGGCATGGGCCTCATCTGGGCTGAGATGGCCCTCAAAATGCTCTATAAGCTGGAAGGCAAGGCGCTCAAGGACGCGATGGAGAAGCTGAAAGCCGAGCAGCCAACCGTGCCAGAAGAGCCTGGTCAGACACTCACATTGCCTGGCCTGGAGGCCATGAATGCCGGCCAACCCGCTCAGTGACGCGCAAGCGAAGCGCCTTATTCAGCTCTATGATGGAGCGGAAAAGGAGATCCTATCCGAGATCAACAGGCTCCTCCTGAAAGATCCGGCCTCGGAAAGCTACAGCACGGCCTGGCAGAAGACGCTCTTGCAGAGGGTCCGGCAGATCCGAGGCGATCTGGAGAAGGGCTCTCGGACCTGGTGCACAGAAGCAATCCCGGACAGCTACATGAAGGGCATGGAGTGGGCAGACAAAGACCCGCTCATGGGCGGCAAAGCCATTCCCGGCTTTGGCGATATCCATCAGCAGGCCGCTCAAGTGCTGGCCGAAAATACATACAATAGGCTCCAAGACGTGGGCCAGGTTGTAGGCCGGAAGGTAGACGACCTCGCCCGGGCGATCTCCCTGGAAGCCAGCAAAGGAAGCGTGATCGGCTACCAGACCACCAGACAGGCCGCCAAGCGGATCAAAGCGGACCTGGCGGAGAAGGGCATCACCGGATTTGTGGACAAGTCCGGGCGATCCTGGAACATGAGCCGCTATACGGCGGTATTGGCTCAGGAGACCACCAACGGCGCGTTCCGACAAGGCTCCATCAACCGCTACCAGGAGCACGGCCATGATCTGGTGAGGATATCTAGTCACTCCAAGAGCTGCCCCAGGTGCGTGCCCTGGCAAGGCCGGACCCTGAGCCTATCCGGCACCGATCCGGATTATCCTTCCCTGGCCGAAGCCCAGGGCGCGGGGCTGCTCCATGTGGGCTGTCTCCATGTGCTCTCCCTGGCTCCAGCGGAGAAGGAGCGCTACATAGCGAGCCTGGCAGAACGGGCCGCCGCAATACGAAATTCATAATCACAGTCTACGCCAGACTTGAAACGGCGGGAGTTTTTCTTTATGGCTACTACTGACGATAATGCCAACGCTGGGCAGGAGAATACAGCGGCTCAGAACACTGCTAACCAACAGCAGGGTAAGCAATTCACTCAGGCGGACATCGATGCAATAGTCGAAGATCGCCTGGGAAGAGATCGCCGTACACGCGAGGAGGCCCTGGCCAAAGAGCTGGGGATGTCTATCAAAGACGCCAAAGCTCTGATCAAGGCCCGGAAAGCTGAGGAGGATGCTCAGAAGAGTGAACTCCAGCGCGAGCGCGAGGCCAGAGCGGCAGCCGAAAAGGAGCGGGACGCCCTCAAGGCAGAGCGCGAAATCGGAGTCTGGCGGGCGAAGTGCGGCAAGAAACACAATATCCCGGAATCAGACTGGGACCGCCTCAGGGGATCGACAGAATCCGAGATCGAGGAAGACGCTAAGGCATGGGCCAAAGCGCGAGGCCTCGATAAAGCCGGAGGACCGACGCCGAGAGGCGGTAATAACCTATCACAGAACCCATTCAATCAGGCCTTCCTGGCCGCTACTGGCCGGGGCGGGCGCTGAATTAGTTTTTGAGGTGAATTAAGATATGGTAACTTACTCTGATTACATCAGCCGGACAGATGCCAGCACCTATCTGCTGCCGGATCAGTATAGCAAAGAGATCATTGAGGCTCTGCCTACCAAGTCATTCTGCTTGGAGAAAATGAAGAGGTTGCCTCCCATCAATGCAGCCACCTACAAGATCCCCATGATGAATGCTTTCCCCTCTGCCTACTTCGTCTCTGAAGTGGCTGGGAGCCGGAGCAGCAGCTACACCAAGCAAACTACCGATATGTCCTGGTCCGGTGTGACCATGTATATCGAGGAGATCGCCGTAGTGGTCCCGGTCCCCGACTCCGTCATAGCCGATATGGCGAGCCAGAACTTCGACCTTTGGGGCATGGTCAAGCCCAGGCTCATCGAGGCCGCCGGCAAGCTCATTGACCAGGCAATCCTCTACGACAACTCCGGGGATATCGCTCCCGCCAATTGGCCGGACGGCATAGTCACTCAGTGCGCCACAAAGAGCAATACCATTGATGTATCCGCTCAGATCGGTGCAGGCCTCACTTTTGCAGATATGTACGACGGCATCCTGGCAGACAATGGCCTCTTCTCTTTGGTAGAGCAGGACGGTTATCTGGTGAATGGTGCCCTCGCCGCCATCAGCATGAAGGGCAAGCTTCGGGGCCTCCGAACCTCCGAGGGCGCTCCAATCTTCACCAACGATATGAAGCAGGCTAACCGCTACCTCCTGGATGGTGCGCCTCTGGACTTCCCCAATAACGGCGCTTTTGATGCCACCAAGAGCCTGCTGGTTGTTGGTGACTGGTCCCAGGCGGTCTATGGCATCCGGCAGGACATCACATGGAAGGTGGCCACGGAGGCCTCTATCCATGATAACACCGGCGCCCTGGTCTATAATCTCTTCCAGGATGATATGGTGGCTCTCAGAATGACCATGAGGCTGGGCTGGGCGCTGCCTAACCCGATCAATGCCGTTAACAGCTCTACTCAATTCCCATTCGCTACTTTGGTGCCGTGAGGTAGGACCATGAAAAAAGTTCTAACCTTTTTGGTGCTGGCGGTCATCATGGGGCTGGCAGCCGGGCAGGGTTCATGGTATCCTCAGAAGGTAGGCGGCAAACCCATCCAGTCAGATGGCGGCGGCACAAACTACGCGTATGCTATTGCTCTCCAGACCATCCCCGTGGCCGAGACCAGTGACGACGACCAGCTCTTTGCCGCAACAACTGGCCACTGTAACCAGACGACCAATATTAACAAGAGTACTTTCCTAGCACAACCCGATGTTCCGAGGAACATTATTGCCACCTTCAATGCATCGACATCTGGGAGCATCAAGATTACGGGGACGGATATCAGCGGTGCGGTCATAACCGAGAATCTGACAATATCGTCTGCTACAACCGGTGCTTCTACAAAAGCATTCAAGACTGTCACAAGAATCAATGCGGATCTTACCACCGGCCAGACCAACAAAACACTGAAAATGGGAACCGGTGATCTCCTCGGCCTGAATAGCAAGCTCGCCACCAACACCGTGCTGCTGGTTGCATTGAATGATACCAAGGAGGCCACGGCACCAGCGGTAACCGTGAACAGTACAGTGCTGAGCCTCAATACCATCGACACAAGCACCGCGCCAGGCGGAAATGTGACTAAGGTCTGGTATATCGTCTAGGAGGGGTTCAAATGGCATTATATCCCGTCGTCCCAAGAGATTATCAGGGCTGGCAGCAGCCGGTCCTGGATATCCTCAATGATCCACCCGGCTCACCTACCGAGGGGGACAGGTATCTACTTGATACTACTCCTACCGGGGCCTGGGCGGGCAATGCGGGCAAGATTGCTACCTATAACGGCACGAGCTGGGACTATGCCACTCCTGCAGAAGGCTGGTACGTCTATGATATAGACAGCAATGCCAGGATGTTTTATAATGGCTCTGCATGGGCGGCGGATAGCGCCAGCGGCGAAACAAACACCTGTTCCAACGTAGGCACAGGGGCGGGTCAGGTCTACAAAGAAAAGTCTGGCGTAGATTTCAGGCTCAAGACCATCAAGGCAGGCACGGGCGTAACTGTCACAAATAACACAGACGACATTACCCTGGCGGCTGATGCTGCTAACATTGCCCATAATAGCCTATCTGGCTATGCTGCCGCTAATCACCGGGCGGTAAACTGGAATGCCACTACCAAGTGCGTGGAAATAACTATCTGAGAACACCA